GCGTACCGGGCGCACCGGCAGCGGCGCCAACGAGGCCGCCTTCGGCAAAGCCGGGCAGCGGGCCGCGCAATGCGTTCATCGCCGAGAGGAGCTGCGGCCCCCAGGCACGCACCGCAGCCGCGCGCATCACGAACTCGCCGTTACTGAGACGCGCGAGGATCGAATCCGACGTGCCGCTGCCGGGGCCGCGCACATGGCCTCCCGCGGCATAGACGGCTCCGGGGACGGCTGCGGGTGCGGTTCCGATGCCGCCAAACAATGATGACGGCAGATTAGCGATGCTGCTGGCGAGCTTACCCACCCAGTCGATAAGCGAGCCGACCAGGGTGATGCCTCCCTTGATGGCGTCGCCGAACCCGGTCACAAGCCCGGTAACAGCAGTCCACACATCGCTCGATAGCGTTTTAAAATCGTTGAGAGCGCCGCTGAGATCGCCGGTGATCACGTCAACGCTAACTTTGATGAGGTCGGCCAGCACCGTGAAGCTGGCGCCGATCGGCCCCGGTATGTCGAGCCCGAATTGCCGCAGCGCATCGAGCGCGCTCGTGATCCCGCGCCGGATCGGCCCGGCGATATTCTCTTCGATCGCCGCCAGCCCGCTGATATCGCGGAAGCTCTCGTACTTCGCCTTCAGCGTGTCGAAGTTCTCGACCATCTCCGCGAGCTTCGCGACACCGGCGGCGACACTTGGCAACAACGGCAGCGCAATCGCTAACCTGAGCTTTTCAAACGAGTCCCCGAGATCGTCGACTGCCTTGTTGTAGTCCTCCACCCGCTTTATGGCTTCGTCGGACGGCAGCCGGCCTTGCGCCTGGAGCTGCTGTTTTACCTCATCCCAAGCATTCGCCTTGCCGAGGCGGTCTATCGCTTCGGCAAACAACGCATACTTTTTGCCGAGCAGATCGACGCCGACCGCTGTTCCCAGCTCCGCGTCCCGCTTCCGTAATTCTCCGAGTTGCTCGAACACCGATTGGATGCGCTCGCGGTTCGTCGAGAACTCGGCGGCGTTTTCCTTAATTTTAGCCGACAGTTCCTCGACGCTTTTCGCCGCCTTCTGTCCACCCCGGTTGACCTCGACGCCGAACCCACTGCCGCCCCCCATACTGCCGCGCAGGGTTTTGACCGAGTCGACGGCATCGCCAATCGAACCGCGCATGACATTGACGCCGGTGGCCAGATCCGTGCCGAAGCCCTTCGACTTGATACGGGTCTGTGCGATCTGATCGGTGAGGTGGACGAGCGCCTGGCGCGCGCCGTCCGCACTCTCGCCAGTATCCTGGACGACCTCTTGGAAAACCTTTACGTCGCCAGGCGACAGCGCCGCGGCCTTTGCCGTGTTGCGGATCTCGGTAAGTTCTTTGGTGACGTCGCGGAATATATCGACGACTTTTCGCACGCCTTCCAGAGCCAGGAATGCGGTTGCCGCCTCTTTCAGACCGATGCCTAGTTCCGACCAGTTTCTCGAAGTCTCCGATACCGCTCTATTCTGCGCCGACAGCGCGCGGCTCGTGCCGCGTATCTGGGCCGCCAGCTTTTCATAAGCGAGGGAGAGCCGGTTGACCTCCGCGGTATCGCCGGCATTCGCCGCCGCAGCGAGGTCTTTTCTGACATCGCGCAGCTGTTTCTGGAGCAGCGTCAGCTCGGCGCGGAACTTGCCGCTGTTGGCGCTGATTTCGACCGTCAGATTATCCGGCATCGGACAACTCTTTCAGCGTGCTTTTGATGGCGTCCTTGCCACCCTGGGCGGCAACGACGTGGATCTGGAATTGCTCGGCGAGCTCGCGGCGGCGCCGGTCCGCGGCGATCATGGCGAACGCCGCGATCATCCGCGGCGTGTAGCCCATGACGTGATCCGGCGGGTGTCCCGCAGCGATCAGGTACTCGGCGGCGGCGGCGAACTCATATCCGCCGCCCTGCCATTGGGGCGCCCGCTTGCGGCGCCGTTGCCCAGGAGGGCGCCGAGCCGATCGAAAAAAGGGGCGGGCATGGTCAGTTCCTGCACCGCGAGCAGGCAGGCCGCCGCGTCGTCCGGCGAGAACGCCTCGGCGATCCGCTCGGCCGCATCAGGTTGCCCGGCGGCCTCGGCGATGATCGCGGCTATCGCGTCCGGCGCCTCGGCGAGCAGCACCGCCACGTCGATTTCGGGTGCTCCGGCCGAGAAGAACTTGCGCACCTCGGGAAACCGTAGAAACAACTCCGCGATGTGCCGCAACCCCAACCCGCGCAGTGTGAGCGTACCGTGGGTGGTTTCGACCTCGCGCGTCTGCGGAACGATGTCCGTCAGCGAGACCATCAGGGCACTACGACTGCCGCGACGTCGAGCAGGTACATTTGCAGGTTGGGGACTGTCCATTCATCGAGCGTCAGCCGGACAACCGCGCTCTGCTGCACGATGGGCGAATAATCGAGCGACCGGATGCCGTTCATGTGCTGCATGTGGTCGAGGCGCTCGATCGTCTGCTCGAACTCGAACCTGTTGCAGTTGCCGAGTTCGGCAAATGTCGAATCGCCGGCCGCCTGCCATGAGACGAGGCCGGTCCCGACGTAATAGCCCAGGACGTTCGGCGAAACCAAAGCGTCGTCCGGGTGGGTCATGATGCCGAAACTGCCGTCGACCAGCAGCACCCGCCCCTCGAGTTCGATCAGCCCGTATTCGTCGCCGATCAAATTGAGCGCCGCGGCGGGTCCGAACTGCACGCTCGTCAGGGTCATTTCGACCTGCGGGCCGATATCGTTTGCCCCGACGAATTTCAGCGTTCCTTCGATGTTCGGATTTGCGCCGATATTGATCGTCGCTGTTGCCATAGGCAGACTCCTAAGCCGGTACGTTGTCGATATGTTGCGCCGCGGCAATCTTGATCGGGATCACCGCCATTGCGGTTTGTGCCGAGTGCCCCGGATCTTTCTGCAGCTCGCCTTCGATGCGGCAGTAGTGCACGCCGTGGAGGCCGAGGTTCTGGCGAAAGCCTGTCGGCCCAGCCGCCAACGCCCGCTCGACCGCGTCGATCAGCGTGTTGAGCATCCCGGCCGGCACGGCATTCTGATCCGCGCCGACCCGCGTAAAGATCCACGCTTCGCAGTTCAGTTCGACCAGCATCGCGCGCGTCGATTCGCGGTAGCCGTGAAGTTCGTTCAGCTCGACCAGGTAGAGCGCCGGCATGTCCTGCTCGGCGTTCGGGTCGCGCAGCCGCCGCTCGATCGTCTGAAACCCCTGCAGCAGCGGCGCCGCGGTGCGGCCGGCTATTGCCGGCAATGACAGCGTCACCTCGGGCGACACCGTGGCGATCGTCGCACCGTCCGAGACACCATCCCCCGCCACCGGCATCCCGACCATGAGGCCGGTGGTGCTGCTGACATTGGCCAGCGTGGCCGATCCTGTCGTGGTGTCGGCGGTGAACGGCACCACCAGAGGCGGCCCGCTGAGTTTACCCAACAGAGCGCCGACGATGGCCTCGCGGTTCATCGCGCGGCGGCGGTCTCGACTGCTACCGCGAAGTCCCGTTGCGCCGGCTGGGTGACTGGATAGCCGCGCGAACCGGAACGCAGCTTGAGGAACTGGATCGCCTCGAGCGCGGCGCCGAGCTGTGCCACCACGACCGCCGTTCCCGCGACGACCGGGATGATCACCTCGGTCCCATCGACGCCGAACAGGTCGTTATAGAAAGCGCCGTCCGTGGATATCTGAAAGCTCAGGTTGGCCCCCGTCCACGCTGGCGGCATCGTGATACGGACCAGCCGGCCGCTCGTGCAGTCGAGCCCCGACGACAGGCTTTGACCGGCCGCGATACTCGGGCCGTTGAGCACAACCAATGGCATATGTCAGTCCTTCAGAGATCCTGCAGCACCCGCCGCAGCTCGGCCCGCGCCTTGGGCAGCATCGCCGCGGCGGGACCGCGCAGAAACCGCATCTCGGTGATGCCGCCGGCCCGCTGGTAGCCGCGCACACGCGCGCCGCGACGCACGTAGCCGCTGACCGGAAACCTCTTCCCGGTGCTGCCGTACTCCAGCGCCCCGGCCGCCGCCGCGGTGTTGTGCTCACGGAGCCGCAGCACCCGCACCCGCCCGCGCACGAAATTCTTGATCCGGTTGTCGTCGACGTAGTCTTCGGTCAGCGAGCGCAACCGCCCGGTGCGGTGCGGCTCGCGCGCCTCGACCTTGTGCAGGAGCTCGTTGGTCAACCGGCCGATCGTCGCAACCAACCGCCGGCGCAGCTTCTCCGGCATGGTGTCGAGCCGCACCCGCAGCCGGGTGTCGTTCAAATCCATCTTGGCGCCGATCAGCGTGTCGCGCGCCGAGATCATCCGACCATGCCGCGCCGGTACGGGTTCAGGAGCGAGGCAATGTCCTGCGGCAACAGGCTGCCGCCCGGCACGCCGCCGACCCAGAACTCCTGACGCCCGAGGCCCGGCGACTCGGTGGCGCGCAGCATCGGGTCGCGCCCGCGCGCCGAGGATTCCATCGTGCAAAGGTCGAGCACCGCCTGCTGCACGTCGGCCGGGATCACGTCGAACCCGGCGTCGTACACGACCGACAACCCGGCCCCAACCACCCAGGCGCGCGGATCGGTAATGCGCCACAGATGCCCCGCGAGCGGCTCCAGCGCGAAGTCGCCCTGAACCAACCCGGCCCCATCGAGCGTCACCTCGAGGCTTTCCGGATCGACTGGCGCCTGGCTGAGCATCAGCGGCTCGCCGGTCAGTCCGGTGACATTGCCCGCGAACGTGTCGAGGTAGGTCTGCAGTGCGAATATGCGGTTGCAGTAGCGTTCTGCCGCCAGGCTCGCCCGCGCGATCACCTTGGTAAGCCACGCATCGTTGGCGACGTCGCCGGGCCGCACGCGGAGCTGCTCGCGCAAATCGTCCAGGCTGACCAGGTTGCGCTCGAGCGCCGGCGTCACGACGGTGGTGTAGAGCGGTCTCACTCGGCCGCCTCGGTGTGATATTGCTCGAACAGCGTGCTGAGATCGAGCGCCGGCCCGATGCTGCCATCGCTCATCACCGGCACGGCGCGGTAGTCGCGCACACGCCACTCCGCGATGCTCGCCGCCGGCATGCCGCGCTCGCCCCGCGGGCCGATTTCGCCCCGCTTTCCGCGCTCGCCTTTTGCTGCCGTCTGCGCCCAACCATCGCCCGGCAGCGGCCCCGGGCCGTCACACTTCGCGCGCCACTCAACCCCGTGCAGGCTCACGAGGTCGTACTTGCGGTATTCCCGTTCCGGGTCGAACAGACCGCACACCTCGCCGGCGTAGGGCACCTCACCCGGCGGGCCTGGCACTGTCGAGTCTGCTCCCGGCGGCCCGACGATGCTCTCGCCCGGCGGGCCTGGCGGCCCGACGATGCTTTCCCCTGGCGGCCCCGGTTCGCCGTCCTTGAGCGTCGCGAGCTTCTCGGCGACGGCACGCTCCACGCGCAGCTCGAACTCGGCCTCTTGCGCCCGCAGCCGCTCGGCCTCCAGCGCAAAGCGCAGCATCAGATCGCGCTCGATGCGCGCGGCGATGGCGCCGAGTTCGCCGCCGAGCGAGGCGGCGAGTTCGTCAAGCGCCGGCATAGCTTTTGCGCATCGCGGCTACTCCGGCGCTCTTGGCCGCCTCGATGTCCGGCGGCTCGTTCGTATTGGCGGCCGGCGCATCCGGCCCCGGCGGTGCTCCCGGCGCATCCGGGCGCGGCGAACTGGGAGGCGGTTGCGACCACGCCTCGAGCGGGACGACTTGTTGCTGCACCCGCGGCGAGTCGCCGTCTTCCACCGCCGGCAGGTCTTCGAGCGCCCGCGCCTCGTTCGGCGAATAGATCCCGCCCTGCACCGCTTGCGCCAGCGCCGCGACGCGGTCCTTCTGGTTGCTCCTCAAGAGGACCGCAGTATCAAATTCCAGATACTCGTTCGGGTATCCCGCCAGGCCAAAGAACCGGCCGATCGCGTCCTCTACGTGGTTCAATGAGAACCCCAACGCACCGCTCACCCAGAAGCGCATCTGGTCCTCACCGCCCGCCTGCATCTGCGCTCCCCAGAGCGACAGGAGCGGCAGCGGGATGCGGTACGCGGTGGCGATCCGCCCATCCGCGATCTGCAGGAGTTCAGCGAGCTGCGCGTCCCTCGATGTGGACGACACTTGCTGCCACTTGAGCCCCGACGACAAAATCGGCGTGCCGCCGGCATTGGCGCCGGTGGTCCGGTCGAGCCACGCCTGGCGGATCTCGGCCGTCTGCCAGCTTTCGAGCTGCTGGTCGGTGGTCAGGACGCCCGACGGCTTGGCCGAGTTCTGCGCGAAGTCGAGCGCCTGGCGAACCATGCTGTTACTCGCCGCGATATCGAGCATCGCGTTGGTCAGGGGCGGCACGCCTTTGAGCGGATCCCCATCGCGCGCATCGAGCTTGATGTGGAGCACATCGCGCGCCGGGACGGCCTTGGCCGCTTCCTTGGTCAGCAGGCGCTCGACGACCGGGTTGCCGGCGATCGAGTAGAAGATTTCGCCGTTGCCGGCGACCCAGGCGCCGCACGACGGGCTGCTCATCAGGTGCAGCTCGGCGACCTCGTAGCGGTTGTTGCGCGTCGCATAGGCGTATGCGTTGCCGTCGCTGTACAGCGCGCCGACCAGATTGAGGACGAAGTCCGAGCCGCTCTGGTACGCATTCGGCTTGACCATCACGCGCGATAGCGCCGAGTTCGTCACCCGCTCGCGCCCGCCGTCGCCGGTCGAGCGCCAGTGGGCCGGCGGGCACATCGCCGCGGTTTGGCTGTAGCACGCGATGCACGAATGCACGATCGCGCCGCCTCCGACGCGGAGCGGGTCGTAGCCGAGCTGCCAGAAGTTCGCCGGCCACGAGGGCGGGATGTAGCCGCCCGTCGCCAGCGTGACGGGCGCGGCCTTGGCTCGGTCCAAGCGATGCTTGGACCCGGGGCGCAGGATGCGTTGCAGCATCCCGCCCCAGGCAATCGCCATCTAGCGCTTGTCGCTGTCCGGCGGGCGCGGCACGTTGCGTTCGGCCGGGCGCTGTTCCGGTTGCGGCCGGTGTGCCGGCGGCGGCGGCGTCCTCGCGTCTCTCCGCTCGACCGGCTCCATCCTACCCTCGCCCGAGGCGAGGTACTCCTGTTGCGCGGCCACGGCCGGCATCTCCGGCGCCGCGCCCTGGCTCTTCTCGTCCGGGTGCAACAGGCCGAGCTTCGTCAGGTCGATTTCCTCCTGAGTCGGCGCCGGCACCGCGCTCTCGGTCACCCGCAGCGTCAAGTTCGTGAGTGCCGCACGCCGCTCCTTCTGCTGGTCGTAGTCCGACCTCGCGGCCTGCTGCTGTTCCGTCAGGTTGCTTTGCATCGCTTGCATTGGTGCCCTCCTTTGTAACGAGCCGCCGGGCGAGACGTCTGCCTGGCGTTCGCCAACCGTATCTGCGAGCTGCCATGTCACCAGGTGACGCCCGTCACCCATGCCACCGAGCCGGTGCGCAAGAGCGCCCAGTTCATTGGTAGAATCATGCGGAGGGCGAGACTGTCGGTTTGAAAAAGTGAGCGACTCGGACTGGCGACTACTCCGCTCCCCTGGGCTCCCGTTACCAGTTGCAACGGGGACGTGTCCTCAAAATGCAGAGTCGCTTGATCCGATACATCGAACCTGGGGCTATCCCCTTGCACCACCATCAGATCGTCGGCGTTAATCAGGATCACCATCCCGGCCGGCACCGTCGACGACACGACGACCGGATACCCGAGCATGCGATTGCCGTTGATTTCGGCCTGGAACGGAAAATCGCCGCCGGCATTTTGCGTCAGCGATATGGCGATCTGCTGCACCGGGTTCATGATCCACACCGGCTGCCGCAGCGCGTTGACCGTCGCCAGCGCCCCGACCAGCGCCTTGACGTCCGCCACCAGCGCCGCGAACCCGCCGCCCGCCGTTGGTGTCAGACCGGCGATGCCCGCCCTGATCCCGGCCGGGCGGATCGAGGTCGCCGCCACGTTGTCGATAAACACCGTGTCGACCGCGATCCCGGTGTCGTCGACGATGAGCTGGCGCAGGATCATCTCGATCTCGGGTGTCGAGTGCTCGGCGATCTCGCGCGTGTAGGACGTGATCACCGCCAGCTTTTTCAGCCCGATCGACACGGTGGTGAACGCCGCCTGCTTGACGGGAATCGGGCTGCCCTCGAGCACAAAGCTCCCCGCCACCGTGGGTGTCGCCACACGTGTCGGCATGCTGATCTGGCCGTAGCGGCCGAGCGTGATCTGCATGCCGCGCGATGCGACCGGCTGAAACACCGAGCCGGCCATGATCTGATTGACGAACTCGCCCTGGCCGGTCACCGCCAGCTCGGCCGCCCAACCCGCGGTCGTGGTCGTCGCCGGCGCGGTGGCGGCCCGCGTGATCCACTCGTGGACGCCGCGGGTTGCCTCGTAGTCGCCGTGCGCGCCGTAGTGCTCCTCAAGTATTGCCTCGGCCGGCCGCTTGGTGACAAAAGCCAGCGTCTTCGCCAAAAAGTGCCGGATCACATAGTCGCCCGGCTCGGCCGCCTTGCGCTTCGGTTGCGCCCAGGCTTTCGGCGCCGACGCGGGCAACGGTTGTGCCGGTGAGTAGACCGTGATCCGATCCTTCGGCACCGTGATCGGCGCGTTCTCGCCGAGCGCCTTCTCGGCCTCGGTCCAGGCGAATATCTTGTTTTTCACCTCGCCGATGCGTGCCGTCAGGTCACTGACCCGCGCCACGTCCTCGGCATCCGGCAGGCTTGCCAACTGGTCCTGCAGTGTCACGACTTCCTTTTGCGCGCTCTCGATGCGCTCACTGTAAAGCATCGTTCGGTTTCCTGTCTTGGCATTGTCGTCCCTGGCTGGCTCGCCGGTTGAACCGCGAGGAGCGGACCGACCCTCATCAAAGGCGCGCTCGCCGAAGATCAGGCCCTGCGTCTCGCGGGAGAGGCCGAGCGCCTTGGCTATCGCCAGTGCGTTCGGGTTTGCGGGAACCGACACCAAGCTGCACTCGACCAGCTCGGCCTCGGTGAACCGGACGCCGCCGGACTTGCCGAGCGGCTCGAAACTGTCGCTGTGGAACCCGACCGACACGGCGCGCAGCACGCCGGCCTCGACCGCTTCGTGCAGCTCCTTCAGCCGGTACGACACCGGCTCCATCAGCTCGAGCCGGCCGGTGAGTTTCCCCTTGCGCACCGCGACGTCGCGCCAGGTGCCGATCGGAAACTCCGGGTTGTGGTTGAACAGCGCTACCGGGTTGCGGTGAAAACGCTCCAGCCGCCAGCCGTCCGGCTCGATCACGTCGCCCATGCGGTCGACGCTGCCATCCGACATGACGAACTCGCGCGGGTCCGTGGCCGGGGGCGGCGCCGCAACCTCGCGTTTGCGGATCAGGTCCATGCCGTTTGTCCGAATGAAAAAAGGCGCACGGAGGCGCCTTGGGTGCCGTCAGATGCAGCCAGCCGCGGTTACGCGACCATCGTCCTGTGGTCGAACATCGGTGCCGTCGTTGCGGTGGCGCCCTTGGCCGCCATCGCAAGTGCCTGCATGCCGTCGATGCGGCCGGACGATTTCGCCTTCTCCAGTTTCCTGTTTCCCGCCGGGTCGGTGACCACCGTCGCATTGCTGGCGCACATCGTCAGCACCGGGTGCATGCCGTGGCGCAGCCGCTCCTGCAATGCCAGCGTCTCCAGCGCGTCGAGCGCGCCCGCCATGTCGCGGTAGCCCTGGCCGCATTCCTCGAGCGGAAGTTGGCCGACACCGTGCGCCTGCAACGCCATGCGCAATTCGTCGATGCGCCAGCGGTCGAACAAAATCGTTCTGAACCGCACTTGGCTGCGCAGCGTCGCCAGCCGCGCCGCCAGATAGCCGTAGTCGATGCTGACCCCCGGCACCGCCGTCAGGCAGCCCTGCTCGGCCCACAGATCGTATGGCGCCCGGTCGCGCTGGGCGCGCTCGCGCAGCGTGTCGGCCGGCGTCCAGAAATGACACCACACGTTCCAGTAGCCTTTCGGCTTCTCCGCGAGCAGCACCAGCGCCGTCAGATCCTGCCGCGCCGACAGGTCGAGCCCGCCGTAAACCGGCCCCTCCGCAAACGCCTCCATGTCCGGCTCGGCGCCGTTGGCGGTCCACACGCCGACACTGAACAGCGCTGCGTCGGCCGATACGCGCTGATTGAGGTGGAGGTTCCGGAAGCTCGCCTCGAACGCCGGCATCCGCCGCGCCTTCTCGGCGAGCCCTTGAATTTCGTCGAAATTCAGAAAATCCCCAAGCGCCGGGTTGGCTCGCCGCCAGGTGGCCGGATCGTCCAGCGCCGCGTCGTCCGGGGCACCGAAAAAGATCAACTTCGTCCGCTCGTCCGCGCCGGTCTCGGCATAGTCGATGAGTTGCGAGAGCAAGTCGCCCGAGGTCGGCGCCTGGGTGGAGATCACGATGCTCAGCGGGTTCGGGTGGGCCCCCATCGCGGTCTCGAGCGCATCGTACAATTCCGACCGCGGCCCACGCACCTGGCCCAATTCGTCGTGAATCACCAGCGCCGGCGACAACCCGTAAGCCGTCGAGCTCTCCGCCGCCAATGCCCGATAGCGCACTCCGGTGTAGGGCGAAAACAACTCCTTCGCGTGCTCCCGGCACACCACCATGTTGGGGTCCGACAACTCGCGCGACATGCGGACCATCTTGCTCGCCAAATCGTACACGAGCGCCGCCTGCTGCCGCGATTGCGCCGCGCTGTACACCTGGCTGTTGCGTTGCGACTCCGGCCCGATGACGTGCGCCAGCACCAGCATCGCGCACAACGCCGTCTTACCTTGCTTCCGCGGCATCGTGACGATCGCCTGCCGGGTCGGCGTGTCGTAGATCTGGCGAATTATGTCGCGCTGCCACTCGCGCAGCCGCACCGGCTTGCCGACGTCGGCGCCCTCGGGGACGACCAGGTACTTCTCGCAAAAACGGATGATCCGGTCAGACCGGAGCTCACTCACCCAACCACCCTGAACCGCTCGGCCGCCTGCCCGCCGATCAGCACATCACCCTGCCCCTCCGGCGCCTTCTCGCCGGCCAGCGTCGCCCGCCGGTCGACCGTGTACTGCACCGGCAACCGCAACAGCGCCGCGCTTCTGCCGAAGTTTGGCCGCAAAATCTTCACTTCCGCCATGATCGCCCGCGCATCGTTACAACCCGCCGGCAACTTCCGCAGAACTACCCAACACTCCTCCAGACGTGCCTGCGTCTCACAGTGATCGGCCAACAAACCAAAGGAACCGCCGTCGAACCAGTCGAACGGCTTCGATCTGACGATTTCACGCCATATCGCCTTTGCCCGCTGCGACAACTCTCTCGGTGGTTCCCGAACGGTGTTGTCCGCGCGGTAAAACGCGGCCGCCCGTTCCTGGGCGGAAGTACGCGGCATTAAGGATACCTCACGTCAAAGGTGGCAAAGATCGACACCAACCCCGGCTGTTACAAAGCACGGGCCATTTCGGACCCCCCCCGTGGGTCTGATGCCCGCATCCTGTTACATAGTATTTGTCTCAAACTGTACCTATCCGGCCCCGCCGCCATGCGTGTTGCGGATCGCGCGGCATGCCGTGATCATCGCAACCATAAACAAACCGCTCATCTCTTGAATGACGATTGGGGTTTCGCTTCTCGCGGTGACCTTGTGCATCGCACCGTGCGTCCAGCGTGCGCAGATTATTGATATCAAATGCGAGGTGAGGATGTGTTGACCGTGGCTTGATATGATCGATCCGGGCGGCGCCTGGTGCGGATACATCACAACCGCACACCACGCATCTATACCCGTCTCGTTGCAGGACGCGGCGCCGCAACGCGCGCCATTGCGGACTCCAATAGAAACTATCGCCTTTCTTGTACTGACCGTTTCGGGCCAAAACGTCCTCTACCTTCGGTCAGCGCCCGCTCGACCGGCCAGCAGATCTACCCGTCATGCGCCGATATCAAGTAATTGGCCGAAACCAGCAAGCGGCACGGCAAGCGATTCCCTACCTGTGTATGCCGGTATGGTGGGAGTACGGTACATGCGGTGGTTGGCGTATCTGGTGACTGCGGGCCTGGTGTTGGCGGGCCCGGCAGTCGCGGAGGAACGTGCGGACGCGATCGAGGCCATTGCCCTTGCGCGGGCGCCGGAATGCGCGCTTCCGGTAGCGTTGCTCAGCGTGAGCGATGCTGCCCGGTGTCGTCGCAATCTGGAAACAGCGCGGATGATCTACGTCCTACAGAAGAGCGAGCGGGAGAAGGCTGCGCGTCAAACAGGCCATTAAATCGCCTGCCGTGACCACCTGATGCCATGAGGCGGCTTTTGGCTATTCCGGGTCGGGTCCGGCAAACAGGCCACTCCACGGGCTTCCCAGCGCACTTAAACGCAAAACCCGCCGCGGATGGTTCCGGGCGGGCTCCGGTGGGTATGCCCACCGTGGAGTGACAATTCGAAGGGATTGCATAAATCATCCAAATAAATTCCACGGCTTGTCAACCGGTTTTTCCGTAGTGCGCCGCCAAGACGCTCAGCGCACCGACCAGCAGGTGCCGGGCCGTCTCGTGGCGCATCGGCCTGCCGGCCCACCCTTCGCGGCGGGCGAACTCGGCGATCGATAACTCGAGGCCGAGCACATACCAGCAGGCGCAGCCGCACGGGCTGCCGATGCCGCCGCAGGCGTCGAGCGCGGCGTTGACGCGGCGCCGCGCGTGTTCGATCGCGACGCCAGTCGTGGCCCTGCCGGAGGGGATGCGCTGGCCCATGTCGGCGGCGCGCAGCGGGTCGAGGGCGGCCAGTCGGAACCACTCCGCGAATTGCTCGCCGGCCGTGCGCTGCGCCCGGCTGATCTGGCCCCGCCGCTCCAGCATGCTGAGAAGCCCTTCGGCGATGTATGGCCGCCCGATGCCGCCGGCGCTGTCCGCCACCGTCTCGCTCACCCGCTCGACCCGGCCATGCTGCAGGCGCTCGGGCGGCAACGTGGCATCCAAGGCGGCCAGGAAACGGGACGCGCGGCTCATTCGGCGGCCACCTGCGCAAAGAGGCCGGCATCGTCGACGACGCGCCGATGTGCCATGCCGCCGTAGTCGGGATTGAGCTCGATCCCGATGGCGCTGCGGCCGAGCCGGTCCGCGACCAGGCATGTCGTGCCGGCGCCGGCGAACGGGTCGAGCACGATTCCGCCTTTCGGACAACCGGCCAGGATGCACGGCTCGACCAGCGCCGGGGGAAATGTGGCGAAGTGGGCTTGCGCATAGGGTTGGCTGGCGACGGTCCACACGGAGCGGCGGTTGCGGGTCAATCCTGTCGGATTAGCTGTTCGTGCGCGTGATCCACCATCAGGCATCGCGAACTCGATTGTTTTATCAGTTCTAAGATGCCGCTCATCACCAGGATAAGCCGACGCTTCAGAAATCGCCTCCGCATCGTAGTAATACCGCGGCGACTTGCTCAGCAAGAACACATACTCATGCGCCTTTGTGCAGCGGTCGGTGACGCTCTCCGGCATCGGGTTCGGTTTCGACCAGATTATATCCTGGCGCAGATACCAGCCGTCATCCTGAAGCGCGAAAGCGACACGCCAGGGAATGCCGAGAAGGTCTTTCGGTTTAATCCCTTCAGGATCAACCGGCCGCAACATATCGTCTTGCACTTGCTGGCCCTTGTTCTTGCTCGCGCTACTGCGGAACGTCGATCGTCCTCCGCTCGCGTAGCTATCCCCGATCACGACCCAGCATGTACCATCGCTTCGCAACACCCTTCGAACCTCGCGAAACACCTCCACCAGCGCCGCGACATACTCGGCCGGCGATGTTTCAAGCCCGATCTGCCCGGCAACGCCATAATCCCTCAGCCCGTAGTACGGCGGGCTGGTCACGACGCAATGCACGCTCTCGCTGGGCAGCGTCTTGAGGACGTCGCGGCAATCGCCGGTGAGGAGGCGCACGCTCACTGCCGGGTCACCGTCTCGAGTTCGCTGGCGATGACCCCGCGCAAGATCCGCGGCATGTCGTCGAGTAGCGCGTCGCAATCGCCGCACGGCATGCGAGCGATGGCGAGCGCGGTGAAGTAGCAGCAGACGATGAACACCTCCGGGGCCTCGTGGCCGGCGAGCGCGTCCTCGACCGCCAGCACCAGCGCGTCGCGGCTGTCGCGGTCGACCGCCGCCAGCACCTCGGCCAGCGTCATGGCGGCATCCACGGCAGGCGGGCCAGCAGCAATGCCAGCACGAGGAACGCGATTGCCGCCGGCAGGTGGCGCCAGCGCGGGTGTTCGGGAACGCCGGTGGCGGACAGCAAGGCGAAGGCCAGCGCGACGACGAGGCACAGGGTGGCGATCATGGCGGTGTCCCTGGCGCGCAGGCGAGTTGCAACTCGGCGATGCCGTCCGCGCCCTCGTGCAGCTCGAGCGTCAGTTCGAGCGCTTGGCTGGGCTGGAGCGGCTGGTCGCTGGCCACGTTCGAGCGGATCTCGACCGGGACCGGCATGGCGTTGGTGTACGTGAGGCGGACGATCATGGCGGGCTACTCCGCTGCCTGTTGCTGCGGCTCGAGGCCGAGCGCGATGCGGGCGCGGCGCAGCTCGTCGGCGGTGTAGGTGTGCGGCGGCGGGGGCGGCCTGGTTTCGTCCTCGAGCCGCCGGAACGGCATGGCGTCGAGGCGCCGGTCGATCGCGGCCTTGCGTTCGGCGTCCTTGCGCAAGGCTTCGGCGCGCAGCCGTGGCCCCTTCGGCGCCGGGCCGTAGATCGCGGCGAGCCAGTCGGGCCACGCCGGGTTATCGGTGGCGTCGGTCATGGCTGACCCATGCCTTCAAACAGGTCGATCTGACGGCTTTTTGGCGGTTGTTGTTTGTTGCTTAGACGGCATTCTTCTTGCTCGTCGAGCCACTGTGAGAAGGGCTTCTTGCCTTTCGTGTTATTGCACGACCCACAAAACAGCCGCAGGTTTCGTGTATGCAATCGCGCCCAGTCCTGAGAATGTTGCGGCGGCTCGCAGTGCTCTATTTGAATGTCACGCTCGTTCACGAACTCGTGACCACAACCTTGGCATCGACCTTCAGGCGTCATCAGCGCGCGAAGTATCGGGACGAGGCTCTGATAGTTCATCTCGATCCAAAAGAACTCTAAAGAGGCACCGGCTCTGGTTGCGGCTGTTCGTGCTCTTTGTTCGATGATCGCATGCGGTCGATCAGCATTCTTTTTCTCGTTGCGGGCCTTCTGCTCACAATCCTTGCACACGGGTCTGAAGTACACAGACACCGTACCGTGTCTGGAGTCCCGCCAACTCCGAAACCGGCTGTGGTGTTTATACCTCCCGCACGGTCCCTCGCATAACCGTTCGCAGGGGCGATGTTCTTCCGCGCTCATGCGGCGGCCCTCATCTCGGGCGGGCGGAGTTTGGCGATGCGGTTGAGCACATCCCGGACGTCCCGCGGGGTCGCCTCCCGCGACCCGGCCGCCTGTGCGTCGCTGATGGCTTGGTAGGCAGGCCAGAGCGCCGCGCCGGAAAGATGCTGGGCGACCAGCGGATGCAGGCTGGCGAGCCAGTTCTGCCACTTGGCGGCCTCGATGCCGCGCTGGTACGCCACGGGGTCGGCGACCCGCGTCCGCTTGCCTTCCAGGTGGGCAACGGCAGACGCAACGAGGGCGTCCACCTCGACGCTGGGTTCGGTGTCCTCCGGTTCGATGACGGCAGGTGCCGGCGGGTCGCTGCCCTCTGCGGCGACCTCCTCTGAGGGAGCGCAGCGACCCAGCCCCTCCCCTTCTTCTCTTAAAGAATCTTCTTTTAGACTCTGGTTCCCTTTCGCGCGCGCGTAAGAACCATTTGGTTTCGGCAAGTCCTTGATTTCGTTCGGAGGACGTCCTCCTTTGCGACCGTTATCTGTCAGCTTCAGGACTCTTTCACGACACGTTCGTATCGTCGTCGTGCAGCGTTCCGACCGCAGTCGGGTTCCATGCAGGGTCAATTTGCCGGCCGCCAGCAGCCTGCCGAGCGACGCCTCAAAGACCTGTTTCCGGCATCGCACGATGCGCCGCAACTCGTCAGACTCGACCTCGCCGCCGTGGCTGTAGATCAGCGCAACGGCCTGGATGTAGACGCCCACGTCGGCAACCGGCATCGTTGCCGTCCCGACCAGCCACTCGTCCGAGAAAAAGGGTACGTGCCGGAGTTTAATCATGCGTCATGCTCCCCTGGTTGCGGGCGCAACCCGGCTGGAGGCGGCATTCGGGCGCACGATTCCCGTGGCCCGAACTTCGGGCTTGCAAAAGCCGGCGATGTGGGGAAAGCTCAGCGTTGCAACGCACTGAGCTCGGGGGCTTTGTTCCCCGCATCGCCGAATATGCAGACCCGCCGCCTCGGCGGGTTTTGCTATTTCCGGGATATTTCTCCCAAGGATTACTCCGCCGGACAGCGTAAGCGACGCACGCCGGCCGCGGCAAGGTGCAAAGCGCGCTAAACACCGCACACGCCCTCGCACTCGTTGCCGAACAGGTCGGGTTGGCCGCGCTCGGCAGCGGTGGACAGATCGACCTGGTCGAGCGGCACGCAGGATCGGTGCATGTATTCGAGGCCGCGCATGCCGCGCGCATCGCCTTGGCGCAGGGCGCGGTCCATCTCGACAGCTTCCCGCCACTCGTCGGGTTGGTTGTCGCGCCGATCCCGCCAGCGTGCGTTGCTGGTGTACGGGCAACCGATGCAGGCGCTCTTGCCCGGCTCGGGATAGCCGGCCCGCTTCATCCATTGCAGGCAGTCCCAGCGGCGCATGCCGAGGTCAACCAGCGGGTAGCTGTTGACCATGAACTTGCGGCGGGGCGGCTTCATGCGGTGCGCTTCGTCGATGCTGATGCCGAGCAGCATTGTCACCGAGCCGGGCGCTATGCGGGCAGGATGTGGCTTGCCGAGCAAGCGGCGCACTTCCTTTGCGATCGGCTCGAGCTTGTATTCGGCCGAGCATTGCCGGACGCCCATGCCGAGGCTGCCGTCGGGGTTGGCGATGTGCCAGGGTACGGCAGCGAACCGCCCGGAACGTGCCGATCTCCGGTCGCGTATGCCCTGCTTGATGTCGCCAGCCGTTACACGGCGCACCGGAAACGGCAGCACGCGCGCCAGCCAGGCCGCGACCGTGACATCGCGCGGCTGCCAGTCCGCCCAGGCATGGCCGCACCGATGGCAGGACAGCGGGATCGCGATGCACCCCGCGCGCTCGCTCACCGCGCTCATGCCGCGAGACCCCGCGGCTGCCGCGCGTGGATCATCGCCGGCCGCGCCCACCGCCGTTGGAACGCTCGCCACTGCGGTCCAGGCGTATAGCGCCGCTCGTGCTTCTCCGGCCGCCACAGCATGGCAAATGGCGTAAAGCCTATCTCGACCATCTGGCCGAGGCGGGCCGCCGCGGCGTCGAAACTGTCCTTGGGATGCCCGATCAGGACATAGCAGCGCATTCGGTGCGAAGCGCGCGTGAACCCAGCAGCAAGCAGCTTCCTCGCGGCGATCGCCAGCGTCTCGAACGCGTCGCCAGGATCATAGGCGAAGAACATGGTTGGGCGCGGTGAGAGGCTCGCCAACAACTCAACCTGATAGTCCTCGAGCGCCAGCGCCTCGAGCCCGCCGGTAAATTCGACCCGCCGCTTCTGCCGGCGCAGCATGGCGAAGACCGCCTCGACGTGCGGCGTCGGGCAGGCCAGCAAATTGTCGTCGAGCACGTTCCAGCCATCCACGATCGGGAGCAGGTTCGGCTCGGGCCACTTCTTCCACACGCCGCAGAACCAGCAGCGCCGCGGACACCCGCGCGAGGTGATCGTGTACCCCGGCTTGACGTAGCGGCCTGGAATGAACTCGAGGCTGTCGTCGCCATACGCGACGCCGCCGACCTTGACCGGGGCGACCCAGCGCCACTGCTCGGCGAGCTGCTCGGCGCGGTCCCGGTCCCAGGTGAACGACACCGAAACATGCACCTCGTCCGCCTCGGCGAACAGGTCGGGCGGTCCGCAATACACTAGGTCGTCGTCGGGCGTCGCCTTGGTGCGGCGCGGGAAGACGCGGATCAGGCGGCTCACTGCGCCGGCCCCCTTCGCACGCCGATGCGGCCGTTGCGCTCGCGCTCCAGCCGGGCCGCCGCGGCACCGATCAGATCGGCCGCCAGCCGCGCCGCGGCCTCGGCCGACAGCTCGACGACCCCGAGCGGGTCGGCGATGCCGGAGGCGTAGACCATCAGCCGGATGACGCCGTCGTCGCTGACGACCGCGCGGTTGGGCGGGGGCGGCGCGGGCCGGGGCGACTCACCCATCCGCGTCGCCCACATACATCGCGACCAACTCGCGCACGTGCTCGGCGTGCATCCGCAGCAGCTCCTCGCGCGTCCGGTCGCCCTCGCCGCGATCGCCGGGAACCCTATGGCCGGCTATCCAAATCGCCGCCAAATCGTTGATGACGGCGCCCTGCAGCTCGGGCGACTGCCCGGCCAGGAGCGGCTTGATGAGATCCAAGAGCGCGTCGGCGTCGGCGCCGAAGGCGGCCGGGTCGTCGGCCTCTGCGGCGCTCACCCGAGGCGTCGCCGGCGAAGGATTGCGCCTATGCCCAGGAGCGCCCCGCCCAGCAACGCCAGGCTGCCCGGCTCGGGCACCGTGGCGACCAGCTCCTTGATCTCGGTCTGGCCGCGGCTGACAAGCTGCCCGCCGGCCACCAGCGCCCCGCTCGCCGTCTCGGTCATGCTGAACAGCGAGGGGTCGTTCGCCGGCCCCACCAGCGAGGTCGCGAAGGCGTCGGTCAGCGGCCCGGCGGTATCGCTGAATGTGTGCAACAAAACGCCCGGCGTGTCGGTTGTGGTGTCGGCGCCCTGATTGTTGCCCGCGTCGTTGTACCAGTTCATCGTGATGGTCGACCCGGCGGCGGTCTGCCATGTGCCGGAGCCCGATGCACTAAAGCTCGTGACCGGCCCGACGAAATCGGTGTCGCCGACTGCTAGGGCATAATCGATGCTGGCGCCGGTCGTGTTGACGACGCTCAACGAGGACGTGTTGAGGATGTTGGTCGTGCCCTTGGCCGACGTCTGGATCGACCCGTTGATTTGTAGTCCGCCGATGTTCTGGTCACCGATCTGAAGCGTGCCAACAGCCAGGTTGAGGTCGCACCCGGTGTTGTCGACGCAGCCGCCGGTCGTTCCTCCGAAGTCCCAGGCGATTTGTAGAACGGCGTGCGCCGGCGCCATGCCGAGGGCGAGGGCGATGATAGCGGCGGTCGATAATACAATTGTACGCATGGTCGTCTCCACTGGTTAATAGAGTTCTGGAGGCACGTGTTCAGCAGCAGCGAGAGGCAGGACAAACTGGGGGCGCCAGCTTTCCCAAGCACGCGACACGGCGCCGGAGCCTGGAAACAGGTCGATCAGTTCGTCGCCGCGTTCGGCGCCGACAATCTCGAATGCCCAATGGCAAACGGCCTCCGGTTTTGCCCCGGTGAACCCGCGGCGCAGCGTTATCGGGCAGGCGATCCAGTCGCGCTGTACGATCTGCTTTCCGGTGTAGTCCGCAGCCATGCGGCGTGCCGGTTTGAATATCACCGGCTCCCAGGCATAAGCAGGACGAACACCCTTCTTAAATGAGGCGAAGGTCTTTACCCAAGCGCCCCACCTGGCGCCCGCTGGCAGCAATGGCGCCACGGTCGCGATGCCCGGCGAATGGGTGTGCAATACCCAGCCATCGAAATCGGCTTCGAGCCGATCGATCAGGGCTGCATGATCGACTTCGCCGGCATAGTCCGGCTGATCGCGATAATAATGCGCGCAGTCAGGATAGGGCGGGTCGGCATAGGCGATCAGCATCAGTACAACTCCGGCAACACGGCTTCGATGTCTTCCCAGCACTCCGCCACGAGGTACTCGACGCCGCAGTCGACGCAGCGGTCGCGGAAGGCGCGCTGCTCCGGCGAGAGGCGGCCCCGCGGCTTGCGGCCGAACAGGTCGCGCGACACGGGCCGCTTCAACTCGACGCAGACCGCGCGCTTCTCGCCCATGATCACCAGGTCCGGCGCACCCGGCGTCAGCATGCCGTCCGACTTCATCCGCGCCATCAGCCGGGCGACGACGGCGCGTTCGTTCTCGTTGTGCGCCGGCAGCCAGATGCCGTTGGGAACGGCGCAGGCGACCACCGGGTAGCGCGCGAGGCGGTAGAGGATCTCGGTCTGCAGCGTGCGCTCGAGCTGGGTGGTCACTGTTATGCCGCCCGCTTTCGATCCTTTCCCCAGGCTTCGAGTGCGTCAGCGTGCATCAGTTTTGAATCGGCTTCGTCGCGCAGCCGCGCCACGTTGTAGGCAACATCCTCATCGGTCATCAGATCGCGCAGCACATAAACCGGCTCTTCGCCTTTGACGTCGGGCTTACGCGGATAGCGATGTTGCAGTGTGCCGGGGAACAAGTCGTCGCGTTCTGCGGTCTCGTCGTCCTCTATCCGCTTGCGGCAGAAGTCGCGCGCAATCTGTCGCGCTTGCAGATGGGCGAGTAGATATTCGATCTCGTTTTCCGCCCGTGTGGCGCCGATCTCGACCAAGACCTGTGTTGCAAGCCAAGCGGGGCTAACCTCAGCCTGATGACGGCAGCGGTCGTACACCTCACCCACGATCTGCCAGGCGCGCGATGCGTCTTTGTCTTTCATTGATCCCTCCCTAGCCATTTGGAAATTTGCGGCGCCAATTCGCGGACGGTCTCGCGCATGTGTGGCACCATCGTTCGGCACACCTCGTCGAAGCTGCGGGTCAGCAACCCGCGCCGCTCGAAATCCAAGAGGCGGCCCCATAGCCACAGGGCGTCGTCTTCGACTGGTTCTTGTTTATGAACCCTGCCGATGATGCCGGCTGTAGTTGGCCTCTCCTTGAGATCGGAAAGCGCCGCCTCGAATTGCTCCTCCGGCACGGCGGCAAGGCGCTGCCAATCGGAGGATTGCTTCTTGGAGATGCCGAGATCGCGAAGGGTCGGTGGCGAGTTGGACCAGTCAACCGGTGTTACCGGTCCAGTATATTGATTGCCGGGAGCCGCTTTCGCCTTCTCCTTCTCGGCTAGAAGCGACCCGGCCTTCCTTTCGGCCCGCAATCGGATCTCGCATGCGCGACGCTCGGCTTCCGTGTTCTTGGCTTGGCGCAGGTAGACTTCCATCGCCCGCGCCTTGTCCCTGATGTCTTTGACCTCATCGACTTGATAGGCGGCGTCGATGGCGCGGCACATCTCGTCGTAGCGTACAAGCGGGAAGGCTTCGGGCTGTTCGCCGTCCATGCTCAGCCCCCCAGCCCGCTCTTGCGGCCCCGCCCGGCGACGCGCCCCCCTGCCGTGGAGGCTCGCGACAACGCGGCACGGCGCGGCCGGGCGGGACGGTGTTTCACGTGAAACTCACGCTGCCCGGTCTCGGTCGGAGCACGGCTCCGGGCGCGGAATGCCCTCCGGCCAGTCCAGGCCGACAGGCCAGTTGCACGCAAACCACCGCGCCGCGCGCTCCAGCGAGCGCACCGTGCAGGTGCGGCCGGTTGCCAGGCGAACGAACAGCTTATCGTTGCCGGCGGCGCGAACGCCCGTCGTGATCAGCGAGACGCCGGCGCACTCCGAATAGGCGCGGGCGAGGCAGAGCAGATCGTCGGCAGACAGTCTCATGCCGACGATTATCATAGATTTTTATCTAAACCGTAAAGACTTTCGGGCCGGGATGGAGTACAGAAAATAATCTGTGAGCGGCGTGCCGTTATGGTAGTCAGGAAGTCGATGAGCGCCGACAACGGGAAAACGCAGGGCAGCGAATGGGACGACGAAGCGTTCCGGGCGCGCGTTGCGGCGATTGCCAAGCAGCAGCACCGCACGGTCCGTGAGGTCTGCCTGAAAGCCGGCCTGGCTCACGACTACCTATCGAAAACGACCTACAGCGGGCGCAATATCCTCGCGATCCTTGCCCTGGCGAACTCGCTGAAAGTGCCGGCCGCGGATTTGCTTTTTACCGAGACTCAAAAACCGCCGGCCGATTCGGCGGTGTTGCACCTTCTGGCGATGGTCGCGCATGTCTCCGCCCATCTGTGTATCTCGTTGGGGGTGCCGATGCATGCCAATACCGACGAGGCCAAGCGGGTGATGCACCTGATCATGAGCCTGATTGAGCAAGACTTAGAAAGGCCAGAACCTCACTAGGCGTTCCCAAGGGGGCGAAGACCACTGGATCAAAGGTCCAGCCATCACTGTCGATCCACGCCTCTCCGTTCCATCGCCCGACCGTCCATGCCTCTTCTCGATCGGTCCGGCCCAGGAGGCACGGTCCATACTCTACCCCGTCCAATACCGGCGCTTCGGCTATCGGCCGCACGTAATCGGATATGTTTGTCCTAGACACGCGGCCTCCGTTTTCGCTGGTTTGCGAGCGTTTCTGTCGCCAATGTGCGCCGCAGCGGCATCTTAGCCGTGTGGCTGCCGGATCAAAAACCCACAATCGATAGGTCGCGGATTGCAGATTTTTATCTACAACGTGCGATAAAAACCCGCTATCCTACCCTTCCTAAGTGGCTGGTGCCGGAGGGTCGATGAGCGAGGACATCAGGCGCGAGAGCCGCCCGATCGACGACATCGGCGCCTGGCTCGACCAGCGGCGCGGCCACGTCACGGCATCTCGGGTCGGCGCGCTGTTCGACGCCCATCCCTACCTCTCCCGCGAGCAGCTCGCCGGCGAGATGCGAGGCCAGAGCACAAAGGGCGACACGCCGAGCATGCGGCGCGGCCGGGTGCTCGAGGCGGCGGTGATCGAGGCGTTGCGCGAGACGCACCCGGAGTGGCGCATCGCGCGGGCACGCGACTATTACTGGATCGAGGATTACCGGCTCGGCGCCACACCCGACGCTTACCTCGACGACGACGGTCTCATCGAATGCAAGACGGTGCGGCCCGAGGTCTGGGACAAGTGGCACGGCCGCCCGCCGCTCGGTTATCTGCTCCAGCTCTTGACCGGGCTGATCTGCACCGGGCGCACCCGCGGCGTCCTCGCCTGCATGGTGCTGTCGTCCGACTACCCGGTGCACGAGTTCGACGTGCCGCGGCATGCCGAGGCCGAGCGGCGCATAATCGAGGCGACGCAGGCATGGTGGGAGCAGCATGATGCGGGTCTGATCGCGCCGCCGCAGAGCGCGGACGAGATCGAGGCCATGCTCGATGACGGCACGTATTTGGACTGGTCGGACAATCAGGAGATGCGCGAGCTGCTCGACGAGCGCCGCGGCCTGAAAGCGGAAATGAGCGCCCTCGCGGCGCGGCTCAACGAGTTGGACTATCGCATCAAGAACACGATCGGGCCGGCCAGCACGGCATGGCTGCCGGGCTACTCGATCAGCTTCCGGCGCCATCACCGCGCGGAATATACCGTCCCGGAACGGGACATCCGCGCGCTGAAAATCAGGGAGACCGACATTGAGTGATAACGTCGCGAAAACCAACGAGATGACGACGGCACTGGTGATGCAAGTCGGTCGTGACGTGGCGGCGCTCGGTCGGTTCGCGCTCGAGATGGTCGTTGTGGAAGGGTTGGCTGCCGGGCTGATCGCATCCAGCGCGGTGCGCTACAATCAGCACCCGGACGAGCTGGTAGAGGCGTTCTGTATTGGAGTGAAAGAACGAGTTACGCAAATAATCTATGGGCCGAAACAATGAGTGATCTGGCCGTGCGCCGCGACGGCGGCGACATTATCGAAGCCGTTATCACCAAGGGTGATCTATCGAAGCTGACGCCGATCGAAAAGACCGCTTACTACAACGAGGTCTGCCGCAGCGTCGGGCTTAACCCGTTCACCCGGCCGTTTGAATATATCAGCTTGAACGGCAAGCTGGTGCTCTACGCCAGGCGCGAGGCAACCGACCAGTTGCGCCAGATGCACGGTGTCTCGGTCCAGATCGCCGCCACCGAGAACGTCGGCGATTTGTATGTCGTGCGGGCCCGGGCGACCAACGCGACCGGGAAAACCGACGAGGATCTGGGCGCCGTCAGCGTCAAGGGATTGACGGGCGAAGCGCTCGCAAACGCGATGATGAAGGCGACGACCAAAGCCAAGCGCCGCGTCACGCTCTCGATCTGCGGCCTCGGATTCCTCGACGAGAGCGAGATTGAGGGCATCCCGCGCGCCGAGCGCTCCGCGCCCGCCGACACCCGCGCCCAGCTCGACCAGTTCGCCGCAATCGCGCCGGACACCGGCGAAATCTTAGACTGGGACAGGATCGATCGCGATGCGCGCGAGGCCGCCCGGCGCGGCACCCAAATCCTGCGCGACCACCTACGCAGCCTGCCGCCCGAGGCGCGCGAGCTGCTGCGCGAGGCTGTCGGCACGGCCGCGGAGCCGGGCGCGCTGCTGCTGCTGGCCCGCCAGGCCGATGCCGACGCGATCCGCGAGCGGCTGCGCATTGCCGAGGCGACAGAACCCCCGGCTGGTGTTCCCCCCAGCGAGCGGCTTCCGCCCGATGCCGCCGCCCCAGGTCCGAGAAGCGCTTGGACCGAGCCAGCCGGGGGGCACCCTACCGATGCCGCGCCTGCCGAGAGCGGCGCGGCTGCTACATCCACGGGCCTCTCCGGTGGCCCCTCGTCTACTGGTGAGCAGGCAGATGCGCCCCCGCCCGCCACGCACCGTTGGAGCGTGCCGCGGCGGCCGGCGGCAAGGGACTGGGAGCTGTTCGAGGACTGGGTCGGCGGCAAGCTCGAGGACGGCATCCCCGGCGGCGCGCTGCGCGTCGACAACGAGCACGCGCTACGGCTGCTGAAGGAGGCGGACCCGGCGCGGTACGACGCGATACAGGAGAGCCTGACAGCGGCGCGGTGACGAGCGGGGCTACTCTCCCCGCGGCGTGATCACCGCCCAGGTCGGGTCGTCGGCCCACGGGATCGGGATGCCGCTCTCCAGGGTCTTGGCCGCAATCGTCTCCTCGCAGCGCGCCCAGGCTTCCGCGCCGCCGGGCTGGTCGGTGACAAACGACAACGCGGTTCGCGCCTCGTTGTAGTAATTTGTCCCCAAGCCCCAGTAAGTGATTTCGATTTCGCCGTTGAGCCTGCCGGTTTGTTTCTGTGCCGACCAGCCGGTCAGCACTTCAGCCCAGGACTCAAACCACGCCGCGCCCGCGCCTAC